TAAATCCTGCAGGGAGATTGGACAACGTACCTGCATCAATGAGTTGACGGAGTGCTGACGTAGCTGTCCTGGAGAGACCCCCGAGCATGTGTATAAGACCAAAGCCATAAAAACCAAGACCAGGGAGAAACTTATAATGTACAAAATATTGTATCTTTTTACGAAGTGGATCGGTTTCAATATAGTTTCTATAAATAGATAATACTTTTCCAGATCCTTCATCAATTGTAATAATGTAAGGTAATCTTATACCAGTAGCAGCACCTGTTGTAACGTCTCTATCTTCAAACCCTGGTATGTTTAAATCACAATGAATTTCAAATAATGTATATTCATTATCATCTTCTTCTCCGTATGTAGTAGAACTAATTCCAGATACATTTTGATATTCTTCTTGAACTTCATTAGTATTAGTTAAAGATGGTCTAATTTCTACATCTCTATAAAAACCAGCCACCTGATTTTTTCTTACATCATTATATGTTTGTTTAACAATATGTGTAACTCTAGGAGATGAAGCTAAATCAGTTGCATAAAAAGGAACAATTAAATCTTCACAAGGAATAAAAGAAGCTTTAGCTCTTTGTTCTTGTGCATCAAAATAAATTTTTTTAAATGCAGATCCAGCTAATCCTAAATTAAATAATAATTGATCCATATCAGGATCATATTCTTCCATTACATTAGTAATTTGATA